ACACAAACACAGAGAACTTCATTAGTTTCTGTAATAACCACCCAAAGCTGCATTTTACCTTGTTTACAATATTCTTTAATATGTTCTTCACTTACAAATCCTCCCGCTCTGATACACGCTTTTCGAATTAGATTTTTTACTAAATTCCATATACCGTCTATCTCCTCTTTAGTGAACTGAATCAGTTCTGTTTTTGTTTGCATTTATTAAATCAAAAATTCTTTTAAATTGTTTTTGTTGATCGTAAAAAAACTTAGATCCTTTTTTTCTTTGATCTGATTTATCGCTAGGATTTGCTCCAGCAATAATACCTGCACCTAAAACTGCATGAGATCTAGATACAAACTCTCCATCAGCTAATTGAGCTAACATAGTATCTTCGTGATCTTTTCCATGACCTGTTCCATCTAATACAAAACCGTTTGCTCTGTCATAGTTATTAGAATCATTTTCATCATGAGTCATTTTAGTAGGAAGCACTTGTCCCATTCCACCTTCATTAAATTTTGCAATACTAGCAAGTCCACCAGTATTCATTTCAACTGCTTTAAATGTTTGAGTAGGCTCGTCTCCTAAAACTTCTTCCGGTGTTACAAACTCTCCAGGTTGTACTAAAGGAGAATTTATTCCTGTTGAATAATCTCTTGTTTGAAATCCAGTTGGAGTTCCTCCAAAACCAGCATTAGCATATTTTGTGTAAGCTTGATTAGGTATAGGTAAATACGTTTTATTAGGACCGTCATCACCTGCTAGTAAAGGAAGTGCCATAGATGCTGCTGCTATTTTTCCTGCATCAGATTTAGGTACAAAACCTTTTAAAGTTTCCATAATTCCAGTTGATGCTGGTTTTGCCGCTGTTGCTCCTGCTCCTGACATAGCAGAACTTCCTGCTGTTGCAAAAGGTGAGTTAGCTGCTACTGTTCCAGTACCTGCTGGTACTGCTGTAGTTGCTGCTTGTGAAGCGAATTGTGGGAATAGACCTCTTAAACCTTGAGCCGCTGAAGTTTGTCCTATACCTTGAATAGTAGTTCCTGCTGTAGTTGCTGATCCAAAAGGAGTAATTCCACCTACTCCAGCCATTCCTCCTAATTGACCCATCGTACCTATTAGCATAGCGTCTCTGAAAGATCTTTTAGTAGATTTACCTCTGAGTTTTTGTGTACCAAAAGTCAGTAAGGCCATTGTAAATGGGTCCAATTTTAGCTCCTGTTCCTAAATTTTATAAGTTATATAACTTACAAATTCTACCATTTTAGTCAGTCTTTATCAACTCATCCGCAAAACGACCAGTATATTGATGTTCTCCAATATGAGTTATGTGATCCATAATCCAAGCATGGCATTCACCTCCAATGTCTTTCCATCTTTGGCAAAAAGCAAAATCTTCTCCTGTGTAAGTATGTTTAATAGGATCAAATTGAGTATCAAAGAAGTTCCAAAAATCAGGTAGTTTTTCATTCTTACCATTAATTATCTGGTCTTGATCAATTCTCATTTCAGGGTAAGCCTCTATCATTTTAAGGATTACTTCTCTTTTAATTAACATAAAACCTGTTGGAGAATGCTCTACTTTAATAACTCCATCTTTAATTTTAATAGCAGAATTATTTTCTACTTTCATAGGGTATCTGTAAAAACCTTTGTTTCTTAAATCTTTAGCTTCTTTAATTTTACCTTCTTTAATCATGTGCATTCCTTTATCCCAATTTATATCTTTTAAAGGATATGGAATAGAAATAACATCTTTATCACAAGCCACCAATCTTTCTGGAGCAGATTCATTAAAAGAAATATCTGAATCAACAAATAATAAATGAGTAGCATCTTTTTGTTGTAAAAATGCACTTACACACATGTTTCTTCCTTGAGTAACTAATGAAGATTTCATTATAGAAAACCATAATTTTACATTCTTTTTAAAACAATATTTTTGTAAATTTAATAAAGCTTGAGTATAATGAATAGAGCATTCACTATGAACAGGTGTTGCTACAAATAAAGAATAGCCTGCTTTTTTCTTAGTGTCCGGTGTTGATTGTTCTTCGTTAAACCAAATTGGTTCGTGATTTTGCATCATAAGCTCCTTGTAAAAAGTTAGTCCATTCGTTTTTTCTATTTTCCCAACTATAAAATTTCTTATAAAAAGATACTTGTGAATCTAATAATTGTTGCATTCCCACTGAATGAAGTTGTTCTGAAATTCCTTCAATTGCATAAGCAAAACATTTAGCTAAATTTTTGTAATCTCTATCATATTGAACGTAAGTCGGCCACTCTGAACACGTTTCAAACAAAGCTCCGTAATTAGTTACAATTCCATGAAGTCCACTTCCTAAAGCTTCGATAGCTGACATACAAGAAGTTTCTTCCCATATATTGGGATAAGCAAATATTTTATATTCACCCATCTTCTTTATTATTTTTTCGTTAGAAGCATAGCCTATGTAATTTACATTAGGTAATTTTTTAGCTTGTTCATATAATTCTTGATAAGAGGTATCATTAGCTTTTTTAAAAGCATCTCCATATATTTGGGTAGAGGAATAAACATCTAATTCTATTAAAGGATTTTTAATTAACTGCATAGCACCTAGTAATACAGATAGTCCTCTCCATGGAGTAGAGGTATATATTAATTTTATTTTATCACCGTTCTTGTGAGTAGGTTTATCCGCAAATTTCTCTATAGCATTTTTAATAACTACACATTTTTCGGGGGGTACTTTAAATGCCATTCTAAACTTTTCTGCACACCAATGAGAGTTAAATACATACCAATCATATTTACTATGATTAGATTTATCTTTAAACCATGGAGCCAGATTACCTTGGTCATATGAGTTTTGTACCCAAAGAATATTAATTTTATCTTTAGATAAAGGTATTTTTTCTGGAATAGATGTAGTTATCTGAAACTTATCTAACAACGTATTATCTACGTGTTTATATAACTGAGCATATTGAAGCTCCGTTCCACCTAATGGTTGCATAAATTAATTGTTATTGAGTTTCACCGTCCACAGTCATAGAAGCTACAGTAATTTCTAAATCTTGTTGAAAATCTTCTGCTGTAGTATCTGTATTTGAATCAGCTACATCTGCATCAAATGCTGCTTTATCAGTGTAGATTACACCTGTTCTTTTGTGTTTAACAATTTCTTTTGCTTGTGCTGGTATTCTTTTTATTTCCATATATCTTATATAATACTTTTAAGTTTATTTGTCTAGCCCTTACCTTGGCCTTTGTATCTTCGAGTACGTTTTTGTCGTTTCTCATTTTTATTTAAACATTTTTTATGTTGGCGTGGTCCTCTTTTTTTAGGTTGATTACGTTCGTGGTGTTCTTTAGATTTTTTAGCCATTATTTTTTAAAGATTTCATTGCCGATTACTAATATATCGATATTAGAATTATTGAAAAATTTTTTAGCGTCTTTAATATCAGACATTATTGGTTTTCCGTTAATATTAAAACTTGTGTTCAACACAATAGGGCATCCTGTTTTTTTGTAAAATTTATTAATTAAATTATAGTATACTTTATTTGCTTTATCTACACTTTGATATCTACATGTGCCGTCTATATGGGTTATACTTTTTAAATTTTCATTATTAACACTACCTACATAAAGCATAAAAGGGTTTTCAATATCAGTATTGAAATATTCTTTAACATGTTCTTTTAATATAGACGCACCAAAAGGTCTGTAAGTTTCTCTTTTTTTAATTTTGTTAATTATATTTTTTCCATTTTTTACTAAAGGGTTAAATAGTAAAGACCTATTCCCTAAAGCCCTAGGACCTATTTCTCCATTACCTTGATACCAGGCAACGATACACCCTTGTTTTAAATATTCCGCAGTCTCTTTAAAAGTTTTTTCATTTGGCTTAGTTAAAGGTTCTTCGTCAGATTGAATGTATGGAAAATTATTTAATTTAAATTTTGGTAAATTATTTTTAATTCTTAAATACTCTAAAGCTCCCAAGGAAAGACCCTCATCATTACAATGGGGAGGTATAATTAAATTTTTAAATTTATTTTTAAGAGCAGTATTCCATATAACATTTTGAGCAACACCACCGGAGTAAGATATATAGGCATCATAATCTTTATTGGTTACTTCCTCAAAAAAATTAATTAATATATCTGATACTTTATCGTGGACTGTTCTTATCCAATCTAAAGGCTGCAGTTCTGCTAACAATATATTTTGTTTATACTCTTTGTAATTATTAAAATCAAACAATTTATTTATAGAATATATATTATAATCTAAAGACTTTTTAAATTCTGGTAAAATATTTCCATAAGATTGAAGACCCATTAACTTTCCTGCAATATCATAAACTTGTTGTGAATTTATCCCAAAAGCTTTACCTACTTTTGCCATAGCTAATCCTAAAGATCCATTTTTTTTTGCATAACCTCTTTTATGTATTTTGTTATCTATAAGAACAGTCCATGCATTATTAGCGTCTCCAAAACCATCAATTATAATTTCGTATTTTGGTCTTGTTTTATATAGTGGCCAACAACTTAAAGCATGGCCAAGATGGTGGTTTATTCTATAAACTTTATTTTTTACAGGTAGGTGTTTAAAATTAACAGCTGGATAAAACTCTTCATTATCTAAAGGTAAGTTATAAATCCAGGGGTCTACAACAATAGCTATCTCATCTATTTCACTAGCTTTAATATTAAATTTTTCTTTTAAATCTATTTGCCATTCAAATAAATTGTTATATGCGTGATGTTTCTGTTTGTGTAATCTTTCGGTTTTAAGATAACAAACTTTTTCTCCATCGTATAGAGAAAAGTTACTATCATGCTCACATAGCCTTAACCCCAACAGCTTTTTAGCCACTATACATCTTCTCTGTTTATTTCTAATATTGATGCTGTGATATGTAATCTATTTGCGTCTGCAGCAACTACTTCCAATACTTCATTTTCTTGCATAATTAAAGGTTCATTTATTAATTGCTCTGTAGCATTACCTGCTATAACTTTATTTTTAAATAAAACAATTCCACCTCCTGCACCAGGATCTCCTGGATATAAAGTAGCTGTTATGTCACTACCATTATTAGTGTCATCACAAACTAAAATAGATTTTATAATAGCTCTAGAGTTTGAGGGTACAGTATATAAAGTTGTAGCTGTAGCAGCCGTCAAATCAAGTTTTGCGTTTTTATATATATTAGCCATTTAATTTACAAACCAAGTATATCTTTCTAATTCTTGTTTTAGGTCTTCTTGAAAAGAACTATTTAATTGATTCTTCATTGTCTCTAATGATTGAAGAAGTTGTTGTTGATTTTGTGGGTCATAGTCTACAGTAGGTTCTGGAATAAAATTAGTTACTTTAGCCATTATCTTCTACCATCGGGTTGTATGTCCGCTCTAAAAGTTCCGTATCTCCAAGTCTCTCCACTAGATAGATTAGCTATTTTTAAACTAGCCGCTCTTCCTCTAGCACGTGTGTCTATTTTTTGAGTACTTGATGTTACAGAGAAAGGTCCTAAAGAAGAACTAGCCGCTGTATCTGATGGATAATCTTTTAATAAAATAGTAACTGTTGCAGTTCCATCTAGTCTTTGAAAATCAGGTATAAATCTTCTAACTTTTGTAAAGTATTCTCCGTCACCTTCTACATGTATCATAAAATCTCCAGTTTCAATATAAGAAGAGATTGCTGTAGTTACTCCCTTATCAACTTGATCTACTCCCGTCTCATGTATCCAATATGTAGCAGATCCAGAAGCATTTGTCACTCCCTGTATAACTGGGAAAGTAGGTACTCCCGCATCATAAAAAGAAGTAGCATAAGGTTTATCAAATAAATGAGCATCGTAATAAGAGGTTCTAGCTAAAGAACTTGTATACCAAACTTTTTCTGAATAATTATATGTAACACATCTATCTATTTCAGTAGATGTACTTGAAGGATAAAACCAATTTATTTCATTAAATAATGAGTTGTGACTAGCGTAAACTATTTTTCCAGAATCATAATTAAAACCTAGATCTCCTGGGTTAGCTGTATTAAATACAAAATCTTCTACTGAACAAGGTATTTTAACAACTGTTCCATTGTAAGCGTTAAAAGAACCTGCGTCATCCATCCAATAAACAACACCATCTACGAAAGCCATAGAATGTGAGCTCATTAAACCACAGTTAGATCCCACCTTTCTAATACTAAAAGTAAAAGGTGCTCCAACATATTGCATTGTATAAGCTGCAGTATCTGTAAAAACTAACATATAATCTTTTGCTTTTACAGCACCTATAATTTCAGTTCCATCGTCTATTCTAAAAGTACCTGCTGTATTAACAGAAGTTGGTTGATAATCAGTAAAGTCTTCTTGATCAGAAAATCTTATTAACATTGCATCAAAACTTGAAGTATCTCCAATTGTTGTTTCCGTTCCTAGATGTATAAAATGTCTGTCTGTGTCTGATACAATTGAAACACTTGTTTTAGTAGGGGCTCCTGACATAAGAGTACATCTAATAGATAAAGCGTTATTATTATTACTTATAGGTTGCCAAGTAAAAGTTCTTCCTCTTGATATAGTAGCTGTTAGTATTTGTCCAAAATTATCTAAAGCCCAATCAGCTGGATCTAGTCTAACAGAAGAAGATAAAGATGCTGAGCCCCATCCTGTAAAATATTCTACTCCCGCTAAAGTAGCATGAGCTGATCGTGTTCCAGCCACTGCTCTTGTAATTCCTGTAAGATCATTCGTAGATATACCAGTGTAAGAAATAAATTCTGCTCCAACTTTAATTATTCCCGTTGTAGGAAAACCTGTTGTTGATGTAAGTGTAATAGAAGTTCCAGAACCTCCAGTACCTGCAGTGTCGTCTAATAAAGCACCGTTTAAAGTTGTAGTAAGTCCGGATGCTCCTCCGTAAGATGCCGTACCAAAACCAAAACCAAATGTTTGTCCAATAGGACCTACTTTAACGTATCTGTTTATAGTACATGCACCTGACGCTGCAACAGTGGTTCCAGCATTAGTTGCCATAGTTATTGTAAATGTATTAATTGTTGAACTGGTTACTTCAAAAGTTTGATCGGTAAAATTAGCTGCAGTGTACCCTGCACCAACTGGTGGGGTTACACTTGTAAAAGTAAAGTAGTCTCCGGCAATCATATTATGCCCCGTTAAGTTAACGGTGACCGTTGGCGAGGTGTTTGTAGTATCAAACGTTCCTCCCGTTTGCGCTGTCTCTAATGGAGTAATATCGTAATACGCTCCTCCATAATAAATATATAATCCTCTCTGAGAGCCAAGTGCTACATATTTATGGCCATCTAAATCTGCCCATTGGTGTTGTGCTCTTACGGCACCCGCTAAGGTATCTGAAGTAGTCGAAGACCATCCTCCTATTTTTTCAGGAAATCCATAACGAAATCTTACAAAATTTCCATCTACGTATTGCCCTTCAGCAGCAGTATCTGTAATTTGTTTGTTAAATCCTGGTCTTATATTAATTAAATTTAAAGCCATAAAAGCATTATACCTTAAAATATAACAGAATAACAGAATAGAAGATTACTTAGTTTCTATATTTTGACCCATTATACTAGTGAGTTCAGCCGTTTCCTTATTGAATTTTTTGTTACATTCTATTGCTAATGAAACAAACATATTAGTACAATGTTTTAAAGATTCAGCGGGTAATAATATTTTTTTCTTTTCCTTAATTATTTCAATCTCTTCTTCAGTAAATACTATTTCTCCTGAACCATATTTATCGTTTAATTGATTAATTTTCATAAATCTCCTTATCCAATGGTTTCCGCAGTATTATCCGGCATTCCCCAGAAGGGTCTTGTGTCCAAATAGCGATCTGCATTCTTACCATTTTTATCTACGTAATGCAAGAAAGCCTGTATATGAAAATCTCCTTGAAATTCCTTACGGTAGTGAGGTAATTGTCTTCCAAGATATATCACTGCTTCGCCTTTATTTAGGTGTACTGGTTTTTCTTCTATATATATTGGCCATGGTGTACCGTCATTATTAATATTTAATGTTACACTAATTTCACAAGAACGTCTATCTATGTGACTTGCTAAAGAAGAAAATTTTGTATAGCATCTCCAAAAAGCATAAGTTGGTAATAGTTCTATACCAGTTTCTTTTTCCATAAGTGGTAATTGTTTAAGCATCAAAGCTTCAATAGTCGGATCTCCATAAAATTTAGAATCGGGTATCCCCATCTCTTTTGATTGATCAAAATCTGTAGTATTTGTTCTATGCCTAATTTCACAATAGTTACTTAATAAGTTTATCTCATCTTCAGATAAAAAATTTTTAATTATTTTATAAGTAAAATCTTTTCCTATAACGCCCATGCTACTACCGAATACCTTTCTCCCTCAGTCACAGGCATGACACAGTGAGGGTATAAATAATTGCTAGGCCATATTATCATTCTATTTTCTTTCT